ATGATTTAAAAACAGCACGTAGGTCACTTAATCTACTTACGATCGAGTGGGCAAACAAAGGCATTAACTTATGGACAGTAGAACAAGGCGAGATTCCTTTAGTTCAAGGCCAAATTGAATATGATTTACCGGTGGATACCATTGACTTGCTAGACCCCGTAGTGCGCACAGGAACTGGTCAGAACCAAACCGACATCAACATCACGCGTATTTCAGGGTCAACATACCTTACAATTCCTAATAAGAACGCTGAAGGCAGACCTATTCAAGTATGGATTAACAGGCAATCTGGCGCAACAAACCCAGCACCTACAGGGGTTCAGTATCCAACAATCAACGTGTGGCCTGCACCTGACCAAAACAACTTCTATACGTTTGTATACTTTAGACTACGCCGAATCCAAGATGCGGGTGAGGGTGGCACTTACACACAAGATATACCTTATCGCTTCTTACCGTGTATGGTTGCAGGACTAGCGTTCTATTTAGCACAAAAAATACCAGAAGCAATGGATAGAGTGCAGTTCCTTAAATCAGAGTATGAACAATCATTCCAACTAGCAGCCGATGAAGATAGAGAGAAAGCACCTATTCGCTTGGCGCCACGCATGCAGTTTATAAGATAATGGCTAGTAAGTTCTCAAGTGGTAAGAATGCAATTGCTCAGTGCGACAGGTGTGGCTGGAGATATAAGCTGTTTCAGCTTAAGCAGTTGGTAATTAAGACTAAAAATGTTAATATACTTGTGTGCCCAGAATGCTGGGAACCGGACCAACCGCAGTTGCAACTAGGGATGTACCCAGTTAACGACCCACAAGCAGTTAGAAACCCAAGACCAGATTTAGGTTATTATGAGTCAGGTCCAGGTGGTGATGGTGGTAGTCGTGTAATACAATGGGGATGGGCACCAGTAGGTTTTAATGACCCAATTGGCCTAGAAGTAAATAACTTAGTAGCACAAGGTGCAGTAGGTACGGTAACAGTAACAATATCTTAGGAGAATTAAAATGGCTTTCAAATCAGGCGCAAATGGCGTAGCAAAAAAAGGTAAGACAGAAGGTAAAAACTTAGGTAACGATGGTGCTAAATTGCCAGTAGATGGCGGCGTTCCAAAAGGTAACAAAGCAAGCACAGTAACAACAGGCGCTATGAAAAAAATGGGCCGTAACTTAGCACGTGCTGCTAATCAAAAGGGATAATATCATGGCTGAATATAAACAACCACAAGTAATACCAAATGCGGATATTAACTATCCAACAGACCCAAACACACAGAACACAACGGAATCAAATGTATGTACTCCAGCGCGTCGTGTAAGCATGGGGGATATTAACCGTCCAGTAGTTAATACGCAAACTCGTGTAAAACGTGGTACAGGTGCAGCCACTAAAGGCACTAAATACAGCGTAAACAGTAACTAAGGTAAATCATGAACTACTCTGAGTTAGTTGCGGAAATTCAAAGCTATACTGAAAATCAGTTTCAAACGACTGACATTAATACATTTATTGAACAAGCAGAACAACGCATCTACAACACGGTTCAACTACCAGCCTTGCGTAAAAACGTAACAGGCAACGTGACTGTAAACAATAAGTATTTATCAACGCCTTCTGATTGGTTAGCAACTTTTTCAATTGCCGTGATTGATGCGACGGGCAACTACACCTACCTACTGGACAAGGATGTAAACTTTATTCGCGCAGCATACCCGCAACCGACAGACACAGGGTTACCGGTGTATTACTCACTGTTTGACCAGAATACGTTTTTATTAGGGCCTACACCAGATAGTTCGTATAGTATGGAGTTGCACTATTACTATTACCCTAATTCTATTGTCACTGCTGGTACTACTTGGCTTGGTGACAATTTTGATTCTGCCCTATTGTATGGGTCTTTGTTAGAAGCTTATACGTATATGAAAGGCGAACCTGATATTATTGCAGGGTACCAAAAACGCTATGACGATGCAATGTTCTTACTCAAACAATTGGGTGATGGCAAAAATAGACGTGATTCATACCGTAATGGTCAAGTGCGTGTTCCAGTAGTTTAAATTAATTAGGAGTTTCAAATGGCAATTTCACAAGCAATGTGCACAAGCTTTAAAGTTCAAGTACTTAGTGGCGCACAAAATTTTAATACAGGTACAACAAAGGTTTATAAAATCGCGTTGTACACATCAACAGCGACACTAGGCGCTACAACAACTGCATACTCGTCAACAAACGAAGTAGTAGGCACAGGGTACACTGCGGGTGGTAATACACTAACAGTCTCTCAAATCCCTACGTCAACAGGTACAACAGCATTTATTGACTTTGCAGATACAACCTGGACAACATCAACTATTACTGCTCGCGGTGCGTTAATTTACAACAGCACAGATAACACAGCGGTTGCGGTACTAGATTTTGGTGCAGATAAGACATCAACAGCTGGTGACTTTACGATTGTGTTCCCGACAGCAGACTCTACAAACGCTATTATCCGTATCGCTTAGTAGCATAGACCTTAAGCCAAAATAGGCTATAGACCACTATGACTACTTGCGCAGTAATTGATGCAACCACAACAGTCATCAACATCATTGTTGCTGAACCTACCGACACGCCCCCAGAAAACACAACCCTTGTCTTAATCCCAGATAATGTGTTTGTTACTCTGGGGTATACCTACGTTGACCCATATTTCTATGACTTTGATGGTAATCCTTCGCTTCCTGTAGTGGAGGTGTCAGATGGCGGCTAGGTATTGGGTAGGGGGGACAGGCACATGGGATGCTTCAACCACAACTAATTGGTCTGCCACATCTGGTGGGGCGGGGGGCGCATCTGTACCTACAACAACTGACGACGTAACATTTGATGCTAACTCAGGTTCAGGTACAGTTACCACCAATTACTCGCCAACAGTAATTTCGCTTACGCAATCTAGTTCCAATATCACGCTTACATTAGGCGCAAACATAACTACTTCAGCAGCGCTTACATTAACTGCTGGAACAATAAACTTTGTCAGCTTTCAATTTACTTGCACACTATTTACATCAAGCGGTGCAACTGCTAGAACACTATCTATTGGTAGCGGTACTTTACAAAATAACGGTAACGTATCTTGTTCTGGAAGTAATTTTACAATATCAACATATACAGGTAGTTTTTCATGTGTATGGGGTGGAGCTACAGCACGTACTTTTGATGGTGGGGGGTTTAATTATCAAGGTAGGGTCAATATAGGGTCAGCGACAGGAGGTACTGGAACTATTACAGTATCAGGTTCAAACACTTTTAGTGAATTAAGGAATGTTAGAGCTGGTGCATATACTATTCTATTCACTGCAGGTACAACTCAAACAATTAGCACTTGGTCTATTTCAGGTTCTGCTGGCAATGTAGTAACAATAAACAGTACAACATCAGGAACACAAGCTACATTAGCAATTACTAATAAAACAAGTGCAAAAGATTATTTTTCAATTCGAGATATTGTATCTTCTAATGTTACCCCTGTAACTTTTTGGGCTGGCGCAAACTCAACCAATACAAGTAACAACTCAGGTATTGCTTTTGCATCTGGCGCAACAACATCCGCATACATTTTAACTTCAGGTACATCATTTACTACGCCTGCTGATTGGAGTAATTCCAATAACAGTATCAATCTATTTGGCGGTGGCGGCGGTGGTGGCGGTGGTAATGTATCGTCAAACAATAAAGCCGCTGGTGGCGGCGGTGGCGGTGGTGGATTTAGACTTCTTTCTAATCAAACAATAAGTGGTGCTATACCCTATGCTATTGGTGCTGGAGGTACTGCTGGTGCTGTAGGCACAGGTGCAATTGTAACTGCTGGTACTGGCGGTACAACAACATGGAATACAACTAATACTGCAACAGGCGGTACTGGAGGCTCATCAACATCAACTGCTGTCGCTTCTGCGGGTGGTACAGGTGGTACAGGTACATTTACAGGTGGTACAGGTGGTGTAGGCTCTACTTCAACGGCTGCAACTACTGCAGATGGAGCTGGTGGTGGTGCAGGTGCGGCTGGGCCTAATGGTGTAGGTAAGAATGGTGGTATCGGGGCTACAACTGCTGGTGCAAATAATGCTGGTGCTTGGGGCGGTGGCGGTGGCGGTAATGGTGGTGGGTCTGGTGGCGGTAATGCTGTAGCATCAAGTAATGGTGGTAATGGTGGTAATAACTCATTAGGTACAGGTGGTGCAACTGCATCCTCATCTGTAGCGGTAAATGGTATTCTTGGTGGCGGCGGTGCAGGAGGTGGTGGTACACTTGCTGTCGCTGGTGGTCTTGGTGGTAACGGTATTGATGTCCTCGGTGGATTTGGTTCAGGTGGTGGCGGTGGCGGCCAACGACAAACTGGAGCTACTGGCGGATTATACGGTGCTGGTGGCGGCGGTGGCGGTGTAAATGCTACTGGTACTGCTTCTGTTGGGGCTGTTGGTGCACAAGGTGCAATTATTGTTATATACGCACCAGCTACAGTAGTATCAGTCACAGGTGTAGAAGCCACAGGTGCAGTTGGTAATGTAACAACTCAAACAAATAATAACTTATCAGTTACAGGCGTAGAAGCCACAGGTGCAGTTGGTAGTGTAGTAGTAACAATACCAAAAGTAGTTAACGTTACAGG